CGTTAGATGAAAAATGGTTACACGCACTAGGTGTAGATACTAGTGAAGAAAAACTTCTCAAGTTGAACATGGCTATGATTGATGACGTGGCAAAAACAATCCACGAATTCATGACCGAATACAAAGCTATGGAACAACGTCCTAAGGTTTTATTTGTCATAGACTCATTGGGTATGTTGCTTACCCCTACCGACATTAATCAGTTTGAAGCTGGTGATTTGAAGGGAGACATGGGTCGTAAACCTAAAGCATTAACCGCATTAGTTCGTAACTGTGTAAACATGTTTGGTAACTATAACGTAGGTATGGTTTGTACAAATCACACATACGCAAGTCAAGATATGTTTGATCCAGATGACAAAATTTCAGGCGGGCAAGGATTTGTTTACGCAAGTTCTATTGTTGTTGCTATGAAAAAGCTCAAGTTAAAAGAAGACGAAGACGGTAATAAAGTTTCAGAAGTCAACGGTATTCGTGCCGCTTGTAAGATTATGAAAACTCGTTATGCAAAGCCTTTTGAAACATTACAAGTTAAGATTCCATACGAAACAGGTATGAATCCTTACAGTGGTCTAGTTGACTTGTGCGAAAAAGCCGGCTTGTTAAAACAAGAAGGCAATAGACTCAAGTGGGTTGATCCAGAGACAGGTGAAGAGTTCAAATTCTACCGAAAAGAATGGAAAGATGATAAATTAGATATGTTAATGAGTAAATTTCATATTAAAACCTTAACAGAAACCATTCCTGAGGAGAAAGAAGACGATGTTGAATGAAACACAAATTGGTGATATCTGGGTACTATTTGCTGACTACATTGATAAGAAACAATTAGAAACTGTAGCAGAACGTTACGTGGATTTGCTAGCAGACTTTGGAACTACTGACAGAATTTTACAGGGTTCCATGGGTGTTGACAGTACTTTAGATTCAGCTATTGAATATTATCTTGACGAAGAAGATGACGATGCTGATGATGTTGACGAATTGGAGTTTTAATGGGTTGGTATTCTGATGTTGCAAAAGATATTTCTAACATTCCCGATGCCGCGGAATATTTTGAAGCTGAATTACTAGAAGCTAAAAAAGAATGTCGTGTCGTTGGTAATGTTGAGAAGGCCGCGGCCGCAATGCCCGGAGTAGTTGAACATAGGTTTGGTCAATTACAAGAAATTGAAGCTATATTAGAATATCTTAACATTGAATTGCGTCGTTTAAAAAGTAGCCATTTTCGTAAGTACTTAGAAAACTATCAACGTGCTCTTAGTAGTCGAGATTGTGAAAAATTTTGTGAAGGAGAAGCAGATGTTGTTGACTTTGAAAAAATTATCAACGAATTTGCCCTCCTACGCAACAAGTGGTTAGGTATTACCAAGGCACTTGACCAAAAACAATGGATGCTAACTAATATTGTTAAACTTCGTGTAGCAGGTATGGAAGACGCAACCTTATAATCAATTTCGCCAAAAATAACCCCATAGGTCTTAAATATTTTAAGGCCTATTTTTTTCTAAAAGGTTGCTTTAATGAATATGTTAGCGTATACTTACTAATATGAAAACTGTTGATAAACTATTAATTTCTATCACAACTGAGCATAAAGATTATGTCAAGGCATCACTGCCTAAAAAAGAATTTGACATACTAATCAATCTTTCGATATCAATTAATAATCATTTTTTCATAACCGAAAACCAAGGTCGTCTTTTAATCAAAATTCTTCGAGAAAATCAGAAAAAAATACTAGACCTTGCGGTTGAAATAAACGAAGTGATATCAACACCTACTTGGTCAAAACCATTTCGACAAGTGGAACAGGTGAGAAAATTTTATGTAGGAACCGATGAAAACAAAGATTCTCGATTATGCATAGATATGACATTTTCTCAAGAAATTCGGAAAGTGTTGGCAGAACTTGAAAAATCTCTAGACCACTTGACTATGACAATAAATGGAAAAAAGTGGACTGCTGACTATACTGAAAAAAATATAGTGAAGTTAGTAGAAGCGTTGACCCCGTTAAATTTTGAAATTGACGAAATACTAAAAAACCACTATTTTACCATAAAATCTTGGTCAGAAAATGAGGTCAAAAATCAGTTTGTAATTACCAACATTGAGCATAAGAACTTTATAAAACACATAGTTGATGATTTAGGTACTGAAACACCGATAGATCAAAACATCATTAATGATAGAAGCATACGGTATCAATATTTCACAGAAAATCCAACAAATTTCGGTGAAAATTTACCTGAAATTATCGCCAACAGAAACAAGTCGAGAGTTTGGGTCGATAAAAATCAGCATGACGTGTCTGAAGTTATTAACAGTTTATGCCAACTAAAACGATTGCCTATGCTGATAGTATTTGACTCTATAGTCAATAACAAATATTTTGAAAATTTGCAAATTTTGTCAGACGCCCTGGAAAAAAATGGAATTTTTGAAAAAATTGGAGTTTACTTTAGATTGCCTAATGATGACACTGGTAAGAAATTTAATCAATTTATTGCCACAAAAGAATACAATTATCAACTAGTCGGTGACACAAATGTAGCTGTTGTTATGAGTGGAAAATTACCAAAATTTTTCCTGAAAACCGACTGGAAGCCTATGAGTGTTATTGCTTTTGATACCCGTATGGGTTTACGTCACGGTAAAACGGCTGTATACTCTAACTGTTGCGATTGTATAGTTGAGTGGTCAGATGAACCACCTTTGATCGAACAAAGGATAATAAAAGCATGGCGGTAAGATTAGTAATAAAAGACGAAGTTAACATAAAAATTGAAAACTTGCCTTTAGAAGCTCGCAAGAAATTAGTTGCGAATTTTAAATATGAGGATCCGACTGCACGGCATCGTCCTGCATACAAACTTGGACGTTGGGACGGAAAAGTATCTATGTTTGGTCTAGGTGGCAATGGATATTTAAGCCAATTGGAAAAGGTACTTGAGATACTGTATAACATGCACATCGATGTAGAAGAAGTAGATGATTTACGCACAACTCCAAAAATTGAATTTACTCCTGTAACTGAAACCTACTGGGCAGATCAAGGTAAAGTGTGGCCAAAAGGCCATCAACAAGAAGGTCAACCTATCATGTTACGGGATTATCAAGTACAGGCAATCAACACATTTTTAACCAATACACAGGCGTTACAAGAAATTGCTACAGGTGCAGGTAAAACAATTACAACTGCAACATTAAGCCAACTTGCTGAAAAATACGGTCGCACAATCACTATTGTACCAAACAAAAGTCTAGTAGAACAGACAGAGGAAGATTTTATAGCAGTTGGTTTAGATGTCGGCGTTTATTACGGAGATCGCAAGGATCTTAATAAAACACATACTATTTGCACTTGGCAAAGTCTAAACATATTTGACAAAAAAAGTAAAAATCACGAATATGATATTATCAGTTTAGCTGAATTTTTAGATGGCGTTAAATGTGTAATTGTTGACGAAGTTCATATGGCCAAAGCTGAAGTTCTTAAGAATTTACTCACACAAAATTTGTGTAATGCACCTATACGTTGGGGGTTAACTGGTACCGTACCAAAAGGCGATTTTGAAGCACAACCTATTTTTGCCAGCCTTGGGCCAGTGGTTGGTGGAATCAAAGCACACGAATTGCAAGAAAAAGGTGTGCTGTCGGATTGTCATGTTAATGTAGTTCAAATGATCGATCTACCTGAATTTAAAGCATATCAAGAAGAACTAAAATATCTTGTCACTGACGATGACAGGATGATCTATATCTCAAAATTAATTAAAAAAATCTCACTATCAGGCAACACATTGGTTCTAGTTAATAGAATCGACTCAGGCAAATTTATAATAAACGAAATACCAGATGCTGTGTTTGTATCAGGTGAAGTAAAAACTAAGGACCGTAAAGAAGAATATGATGAGATTAAAACTAGCGATAATAAAATTATTGTCGCAACCTATGGCGTCGCGGCTGTCGGTATTAATATTCCTCGCATCTTTAACTTGGTATTGCTTGAGCCTGGCAAGTCGTTTGTACGTGTTATTCAATCAATAGGACGTGGCATTCGTAAAGCAGACGACAAAGATTTTGTACAAATCTGGGACATTACCAGTACCTGTAAGTTTGCAAAACGGCATCTCACAGAAAGGAAGAAATTTTACAAGGAAGCCAAATATCCATTTACTTTAGAAAAAGTGGATTGGCAAAAATAAGAAATTATGCAGATATTAACATTAGACAACGAAACATTTTCATTAAATAATTTACCCGAAGAAGTAGACGAAAATACTAGATTTGCGGTATTAGATAACAGTGATCCTAAGGAACCAGATTTCATGTTTATGCCGTTGATCTTTTTAGAAAGCTTCAATGCTCCAGCAATGGTCCTAAGGATTGGCAATGATGAAGTTACTATGCCAATTGATTGGTCAATCGCTGTAGGTGATAGCTCTAGCGGATGTGATATAGAAATATTACCTCTAACTAGCCTAAACGATAGAGGATTTGAAGCATTATGTTTTAATCCACTGAGCAGTTTCAGAGTAGAGTTTAAGAAGATAGAAATTGTAAATTTTTATAATGACGTTAAATGGTACTTCCCAAAGATGAAAAACGGGCAGTTACTAGCTACTCCGACTCGAGGAGGTGCAAAACCAGATTGTGTTTATTTTGTTAAAGAAATATCAAGACAAAACGAAATTATTTTATTGGATAAATTACTATGACCTTAAAAGTAGCCTATTTTCAACCTATATTATTAGCTATAGACAACGTACCACCTGTAGAATTTAGTAAAATTTACAGTCTTGCAGAGTCGTTGCACAGCCGACCTGAATTAAATGATGAAGGAAATCCATCTATCAGTATTCGGGGCGGACAACAGATACAAGTGTACCCTAATCAACTAGGCATAGATGTTAATTGGTTAGTTAGTTGGCTAGAGTCAATTTGCCAAGGTTACATGGAACTAGTATCACAACAAAGCGGCACTGAAGAACTAAAATATTGCAAGCCTGTTGTAACCAGCATCTGGACCATACGGCAACACGATGGCGACTATCAAGAAATGCACAGTCATCCAGGTGGAAATCTAAGTGGTAATATTTACATTTCAGCACCAGAACTAAATGACAACAGTAAACCAAGTGATAGCCAAATTTTGTTTAGATTGCCGCAGACTAAAGACATTACTAAATTTATAATGAATGACACTTGGAAATATAATCCAACCCCCGGAACAATTATAGTCTTTCCAAGTCACTTACCTCACACAGTTTATCCTTGGCAAGGGGTAGGGCACAGAACAGTCATGGCATTTGATGCCAAGTTAGTCGCGAAGGACTAGCAATGGGATCACTTAAACCCGGTGCTACTTATATCTACGAACGAGATGGTAAAACCACCTATGCTAGAGAATTTGGTGCTGACCCTAGTACTAGACAAGTAATAGGCTGGG